TGTAGCAGGTAGCGGTAGTACAGTTAACATAGATCTTTCTGCTGCTAATAACTTTAAAGTAAACATGACAGCAGATACTACTTTTACTTTTTCTAACAAAGATGCAGGGCGTTTTGGTAATATAGTATTTGTACAAGATGGTACAGGAGGCCATGACTTTACTCTACCATCAGAATGTAAGACACCAGTTAACGGTGCTACTATTGTACAAAGTACTGGCGCTAACGAAGTAAGTGTGTTAGGATACTTTGTATTAGACAGTAGTAACATACTAGTTAATTACATTGGAGACTTTGCATAATGAGTCTTGGGTTTTTAGCTAGTAAGAAAGAGTTTACTACCACGTATAATACGACTGCTAGTACTTCTTCTTCTTTTACTACTACCTATAATACTTCAAGCAGTACAACTACCACCTATAACACTACAAGAAGTACAACTACTAACTTCAATACTTCTAATACTACTAACTATACTACTAACTTCAATACTACCGTTACCCAAGATAGTGTAAATGGAACTACAGCAAACTCTAATCCTCCTGTTGGAAATTGGATTAGGTATGCAGGTGGAGGATTAAGCCATCATAGTAACGGTAACTGGGGCAACTTAAACGTTTTTAACTACGCAGGTGGTTATGCTACATCAGCCAACGGTAATGATGGCGCTTCTTACACTAGAGGCGCTTATATCTTTACTGGTGTTTGTTGCGGTGGTATTCAGTATTGGTATTATAATATACAGCGAACTGGTAGTGCAAGTACTAGTAATAGTACATCTCGTACTACTACGTTCAGTACTTCCAAATCAACCACTACCACTTTCAGTACTTCCAAATCAACCACTACTACTTTTAGCACATCTAAATCAACAACTACTACTTTCAACACAACAAGTAGCACAAGTAGGACTACAAGTTTCTATGCTTAAAAGATTAATAAAAAAAGAAGACTGTGGTTGTGAAGATAACTTAGATAGTAAATACCGTAGATCTATAAGCTCAAATATTCCAGAAATAATAGAAGTAGATTCAAACCCTTCTAAAAGTAAATTAAGAGGTGCTTTAACACCAAAACATTTATTACTTTCTGACGTAGAAGAATATCTTCTAAACAGAATGAGAAAAGAAAAAATAGAACTTGCCTATGATGTTACCGCAAAAGAACCTTTTTATTTTAGAACTATTAACTACACAACTTTTGCAGGATGTATAATACTACACCCTTTAAACTTTGAACAAAGCATTCGTCAAATGACAGATGCGTACGCAGAACAAAAAAATGTTGGGCATATAGATTTTTTTAAAAAGTCGATAGAAGAAGATAAAACTTTTTCTAAATATACCTTTACAAAGGTAACGGATCAAAAAGCTAAAAAAGCTTTGGTAGTATTGCCGGGTGGTAATAAATTAAAGAAACATTGTTGTGTTGGCAAACTTGAAAAAATAATAAGTAAGCATGGTGTAGAAAACGTTTTATTTAAAAAACATCCAGTATCATATGATAAAGTATATGATGAACTTGATGAATATTTAGGTGGAATTTATTATGCTGATGACAACAGTAATTTGTTTGACTTAATTAAAAATTCAAAGTATATTTATTCTACTATGATAAGTGAAAGCGCATTAATAGGTTTCATGTTAAATAAAAAAGTTGATCATTTTGATTTACTACAGAATCGTGATACTACATCTTACGGTCACATAAACTATTTTTTATATACAACAAAAGATCCTTTAGAATGGGCGCAGACATGCTTTGCTTCACACAAATCGGGAGTAATACATCCTATAGTAGACAATAACTGGCAAGATAAAATAGATCAGTACATTGATTACATTAAAGAATTAAGAGAATATTATAAAGACGCTTACGTATAAGGTTAATATTAATTATGAGTGTTAATACAGAAACAGTAAGTATAAGAGATGCTTGGCTTATATTACTAAGACATAAATTAGATACTGATACGGTGGGGGAAACTACGGAAGTTGTTAATTATAGAAACGCATTAAATAATATTGATACTTCTTTAGAACCAAATAATGTAGCATGGCCTATGACGCCATTTCCACACCCCTAATAAAATGCCAAAAATTAAATTTCAAGCACATCCAGATGTAATTTCTGTTGTACCACACCCAAGACCAGCAAAAAAATTTGTACCTGACTGGTATAAAAAGATGGAAAATACAAATGAATGTCCTATACCAAGGAAAGATGGAAAAGCCCAAGTAATAGATCATATACCTACTATAAAGAAATGTATGCCTGTAAGAGATTACCTTACAAGCGGTTATATAATTCCTGCTTGGATGGATATAAAGATAACTACAGATAGTAATGGTAAATATGAAAATATGTCAAGGGAACCCTACAATCCTCAAGGTGAATATCGTGTAGGATGTGAATGGCATGGCATAAAACAATTAGAAGGTTCTCCTCTTGCGAATCTCATTGACGGTGAAAAATGTTTAAAGCTAATCTCTCCTTGGAACATTACTACACCCAAAGGTTATTCAACATTTTTTACTTCTCCTTTTTATACAGAAGGAGATATAACAGCCCTTCCCGGTATAGTAGATACTGATTTGCATGACATTCCTATCAACTTTCCTTGTATTTTAAATTCTAATGAATGTTATATTAAACGTGGTACACCCTTGATACAAGTATTTCCTTTCAAAAGAGAAAACTGGGATAGTGAAGTTTCTTCAGTTGATTTACCAAAACGCAGAAAAGCAACATTTAATATGAGTTCTGTACTAAACTCTGTTTATACAACAGATTATTGGCAGAAAAAAAGGTATAGATAAATGCTAGGTTTTACAGCAATAGGCGAAGTAACTATAGGTGAGTTCTCAGCTTCACCTCATAGACAAGCTCCTATTACAGGTGTCTCTGCTACTGGTTCAATTCAAGGATTAAGCCTTGGTGCTGATCAAGCATTTGTTACTCCTAGCCTTGCCGCTACTGGTGCTGTAGGAAGCATAACATCTGCAACTGTAGACGCTGATGCTAATGTAACACCGACTGGTGTTGTTGGTACTTCTGCTGCTGGTGCTGCTGACGGTATAGGTTTTATATCTACATCACCAACAGGTGTTGCTGGTACTTCTGCTGTAACTGCAATAGCTAGTGTTAACGTTAGTGATCAGCTTTCAACACTTGTAGCAACAGGTGGTGTAGGAATTGGTGTTAGTGCTGATGCCCAAATTACTCTTCCTACATCTTTAGGTACTACAAGTGTAAGTAATTCTAAGTACAACATAGGTCACAATTTAACAGGCGTATCTGGCACTGGTGCAGCAGGTTGGAGAGACAGTGACCCAGATATTCCAAACGGTGTGTTTAGAGCGCCAGAAAAAGTATTCTTAAATACAGAGTTCAGAAGAACAGCAACGGTAAACATTGTACCTTATAAAGAATACAAAGTATATATAAGTAGGTAAGGATTTCTTATGGCATACAAGTGGCCTGATTTAGACCCAGATGAAGTTGCAGATTTCAGTGTTGACTGGGGGCGTTTCTTAGGAACAGACACGATATCAAGTGTTGTATGGTTAGCTAATGATACAGTATTAGCAACCAATGTTGCACTGGGTGGCGTTAGTGGTGACTTAATTTTACTACAACCAACCAACACAACTACAGTAGCAACTGCTCGTTTTTCAGGTGGTATAAACGGAACAAGGTATAAGATTACTTGTAGAATTACTACAGCAGGTAGTCTAACATTTGAAAGAGACATCTTTCTAAAGGTTAGGAGCTAATAATGGCTTATGATTTTATTGGTCTAGTTAATGATGTTTGTGGAAGACTTAATGAAGTTAAGCTAACAACTACTAACTTTGCAACAACTACAGGTTACTACACTTTTGTTAAGGAAGCTGTTAACTCTTCAATAAGACATATACAACAAGAAGAGTTTGAATGGTCTTGGAATCACATAGAACAAGATTTGACATTAGTTGCAGGTACATCAAGAGAATCTTTCCCTGCAGATGCTAAAACTATAAACATGCAATCTTTTAGGATAAAAAGAAATGATACTATTGGTAATGGAACACAACACCTAAAAGAAATAACATATGAAGAATACTTAGAAAAATATGTAGACCAAGAATATGACTCAGGTACAGCAAATAGAGGTATGCCTCGATTGGTTGCACGTGCGCCTAGTAGAGAGTTTATATTAATACCTGAACCTGATGAGGCTTACGAATTAGTTTATGAATATTATACACTTGGCTTTGACTTAGAAGTAGATACTGATGTACCATCTATACCAGAACCCTACAGACATGTTATTATAAATGGCGCTATGTATTACGTTTATCAGTTTAGAAATGATGCACAAATGGCAAACATGTCTTTACAGATGTTTGAAGACGGTATAAAATATTTGAGATCTTTACATATAAATCGTTACAAAGAAGTAAGAGATAGAAGAGTTAGTTTCTAATGGCTACAGGTTGGAGTACATTCCCAATAGAATTTAGAGGTGGTTTAATCTCTAACATGAGTTTGCTTCAGCAAGGCACAAATGCTGTAGGCTCTGCCTCCACTTTGCAAAACTTTGAAGTAGATAAAGAAGGTGGCTACAAAAAGATAAGAGGCTATGAAAAGTTTACTAACTTTACAATTCCAGGTACAGGAGATGTATTAGGACTTAAAGTAGTATCAAACGCAAGAGTAATAGCTGCTCGTAAAGTAGACGCTGCTACTGTCACAGAAAGACAGACTGCTACTTCAACTGTAAATGGAGCTATATCATCTGCTACCGCATTAGTTCTTGATACGAATACTGCTGAGGCTACTGTAAATGGAGCGTTTTCTTCAGGAACCACACTGACCTTAGACAGAATAAAAACTTTTACAGGTGTGTCAGGTACATCTTCTCTGGCTGGCGCAAGTGCTACTTTTAATATAACAAACACAAGCGGTACATATTCAGCAGCTATAAATGCAGCAGGTACAGGTTACAAAGTTAACGAAACAGTAACAGTGCTTGGTGCAAACTTAGGGGGTGCTACTGCAGCAAACAACGCAACTATCACAGTTACTTCTGTTGGTTCTAGTGCAGTCACATATACAAACCCAACGCAGTCTGGTTATAGTGGTTCTGGTAGCAGTGCTACATTTAACATTACTAAAACAGGAACTACATACACTGTAGCGATCACTGCAGCAGGTTCAGGGTTTTCAGCTAGTGAAACAATTAAAGTAGTTGGTACACAGTTAAATGGTGCTACTACAGCTAACGATGCAACTATAACAATAACTACCGTGGATGGATCAGGTGGCATAACAGGAGCCACCATAGCAGGTACAGGTTTAGCAGAAGGTCCAATAACAGGTGCTACAATAGCTGGTACTGCTGCAAGTTACGGAACTATCACTAAAGGTATGAAGGTGACTGGTAGTGGTATTACTAGTACTGTCATAGTAAAAACAGTTACAAATCAAAATAGTATTATAGTAGATACCCCAGTTACTTTAGCTGATAATGTTTTACTTAGTTTTGTTACAAACATAAAAGTAGGTATGCAGGTAACAGGTACAGGTATTTCAGCGCCGTGTGAAGTTTCTGCAGTAACAGATCAAAATAATATAACTCTCTCTACTGCACAGTCTTTGTCCGATAATACTGTTCTTACGTTTGGTGATCTTCTTTCTACAGATGAAAACAAAACTGCATACTATTTTAGTGATGGCACACGCTGGACATTTACTAATGTTTCAACAAATACGCTAGGTGGAAAAGTAAATTACGCTGAGTTTAATTATGACGGAGATGAAAAGTACGTATTTGTAGATGGTAAAAGTTATCCTAGTATTTATAACGCAAATGATAACACACATACAAACCTAACAGCAGCAAGTACAAATATAAACACAGATGTAATAGGAGCAGAACGTGTAGTAATATTTAAG